ACAGTTTAATGCCCGATTCTTTGCTCAAGGCGGAACAACAAGAGGACTATTGCATATTAAAACAGGGCAAGAACAATCAAACCAGGCTTTACAATCTTTCCGTAGAGAGTGGACGAGCATGTTTAGTGGATTAAATGGGGCTTGGAAGATTCCTGTTATCACCGCTGAGGATGTTAAATTTGTAAATATGACCCAATCCAGTAAGGATATGGAATTCGAAAAGTGGCTTAATTATCTTATTAACGTGATTTCTAGTATCTTCTCGATTGATCCATCCGAGATTAACTTCCCTAACCGCGGTGGAGCTACAGGTAACTCAGGAAACACTTTAAACGAAGGTAACTCATCTGAGAAGTATCGTAACTCGAAAGATAAAGGGTTAGAGCCTCTATTAAAATTTATCGAAGACGCTATTAACAAATACATCGTATCTCAGTTCGGCCCTAAATATGTATTCAACTTTATCGGAGGAGATAGTAAGACAGAACTAGAGATTATTAATATCCTAGAAGCGAAAGCTAAAATCGGTCTTACAATTAATGATGTACGTGCTGAGCTAGGCTACCCAGAAGTAGAAGGTGGGGACGTAACATTAGCTGGTGTCCATGTTCAACGTTTAGGTCAGATCCTACAAGAAGAGCAGATGAAGGTACAACAGCAAATGGAAATGAGTCAGTTTGTAGCACAGCAGACAGGCTATAACGGTGATTTAGATAACGTGAATGGTAAAGGTACCCACAACAAGCAAGTCGGTAAGGACGGGCAATTAAAGGGTGCAAACAACACGAACTCTACTCCGCAAGGTGGAAAGAAGGACGACGGTTCAGCGATTAATGACTGGGAAGTGTAAAGTCTAACTTCCTAGTCTGTATTTTAAAGACAAACTAATGTTTGTGTTATATTATACGTAACGCTGGTCTGAGCCGAAAGGTATAACGACAGACTATGATATAATTAAATAGAGAGGAGGAAATTCCTCTGAGCACAGTAGATGGTAAAATCGATCTGTTTGTTCCTATTGATTTAGACGAGTCTATTAAAAAGAGTAATGAGAACGAAACGGAGAAGGCTTGGTACCTTCGAGGTTACGCAACTACTCCTGATCTAGACTTACAAGATGACATCGTAGACCCTAACGGTATTGACATCTCTCACTTCGTTGAGCAGGGTTATATCAACTATGAACATCACCAAGGGAACGATTATATTATTGGAGCACCTACAGAGGGCACTCATGTGGATCCGCAAGTCGGGTTATACGTAGAGGCTAAACTGTATAAAGGTAATCCATACGCTAAAAGTATTTGGGATTTAGCTAACAATATCGCAAAGTCCGGTATTTCTCGTAAGATAGGGTTCTCGATTGAAGGGTACGCAAAGGCACGAGATAAAAGTGACCCTCGAATTATCAAGAGCACTTATATCACAAACGTAGCCGTGACAACAAACCCCGCTAACCCTAATGCAGTTTGGGATCCTTTTATGAAGAGTTTCCTAACTGGTTTCGGTATCACTCCTGAGACCCAAACAGATGCAGCTGCTCTACGTACAGAGTCGTTTGCACGAAGCTTACATAACTTATCTTACGCGTACAAACATATTGGTGATCCGAAAAAACTAAATAGCATTTTTAAAGAAGTGGGAACGTACCTCGATTCAATAGGACGTTACTCTCCGGAAGCTGCTGTTATGTTCCTTCAATTATCAAAAGGTTTGTCACGAGTAGATGCAGTCGCACAGATTGATAAGTTAATCCAAGAGAATAAATAGAAAGGACTGAATAAATTGGCTGAAGAAAATAAATTATCATTTCAAAAGTTAACAGAAGACTTAGACAAGCTTACTGAAGAGCCTGTAGAGAAGTCGGAAGGCTTAGAAAACGCTGAACCTGTTCAAGATCCAGCAGAAGAGCCGAAAGAGGAACCGAAGGAAGAGGAGAAAGTCGAAGAGACTGAAGTACCTGCTGAGGAGCCTAAAGAAGAGCAACCTGAAGAAGAAGGTGAAAAGGTTGAAGAAGAGCCTAAGCCGGAAGCTGATCCTGAAGAAGGAGAAGAGGTTGAAAAGTCTGAGAAGCCTGAAAAGGAAGAAGACGACAAAGATGCTAAAGCTAAAGACAAGGGCAAAGACAAGCCTAAAAAGAAAGCTGAAGATAAAGAGGAAAAAGACGAAGTAAAGAAATCGGCTGAACCTTCTATCTCGGAAGCAGACTTTGTGGGTGCATTCGAAGCTGTTGTTAAATCTTTTGGTAGCGTTCAAAAGAACCAAGCCTCTTTAGAAGAGAAAGTAGAAGCTCTATCAAAATCTTTATCTGAAGTTCTATCTCTATTAAAACCGGAAGAAGTTGAAAAGTCTGAAGGTAAAGAAGAGAAGGAAGAAGACAAAGAAGAGCAAAAATCTCCTGATGAGCCAGTTAAAGCTGAAGACATCGAGAAGAGTGTGAAGGAAGACGAAGAGCCAGAAGGTAAAGCAGTCGAGTCGATTGTTAAGTCTGGAGACGGCGTAGTTGTTCCTGCGGTTGAAGCAGAAGTAGAACAGGAAGAAGTTGTATTTAATGCTAAAGATCACGTAGACGCTGTAATGGCTTTCTATATGAATCCAGCAAGCAACTTATCTAGTGATGAGCGCTTCCATCTTCGCGCAGCTATGAACCGTGTAAATCGTAACGAAGCTACGGAGGCAGATGTAGCAGCATTTAAACAAATTGCAGGTTTTGACGCTAAATAAGAAAAAACCTACATTACTGTTATATTATAGGCATGAGCTTCCGAAATAGCTCTGTGATAGGGTTCCTCCTCCTACCCTATCACTTATTAATGTAAGTACTAAGTTAATTAAAACTATTCTATAGATTAGAAGGGAAGATTTTAAAAATGGCAGAACAGATCAAACGCGAGCTTCCGTCAGGTGCCGAGGAAGTATTGTCTACAATTAGTAAGTCATTTACAACTGGTGTCGGCATTACACCACAAACGCAACAAGACGCAGCAGCTTTACGTCGTGAGTTCTTAGATAACGAAGTTAAAATGTTAGCATTCGAAAACAGTGACTTCTCTATCTATCCAGCAATCGCTAAAAAACAAGTTACAAGCACAGTAGTTAAATATGCTGTATTCAATCAACACGGTCGTACAGGCCACAGTCGTTTCGTTCGTGAGGTTGGGGTAGCTTCTATCAATGACCCTAACATCCGTCAAAAGACTGTACAAATGAAATTCTTATCTGACACTAAACAGATCTCTATCGCAGCTGGCTTAGTAGGTAACATTTCAGATCCTATGACTATCCTTACAGAAGATGCTATCTCTGTATTAGCAAAATCTATCGAATGGGCTATCTTCTACGGAGATGCAGCTTTATCTTTCGATACAGACGAGCAAGCTGGTATTGAGTTCGACGGTTTACATAAACTAATCGACCAAGGTACAAACGTATTAGACGTACGTGGTGCAACGTTAACAGAAGCTATCCTTAACAAAGCAGCTGTAGTTATCGGTAAAGGTTATGGTAAAGCTACAGACGCATTTATGCCTATCGGTGTACAAGCTGACTTCACTAACAACTTACTAGACCGCCAACGTGTACTACAACCGTCTGCTGAAGGTGGTTTCTCTACAGGTTTCGCTATCACTGATTTCTTATCAGCTCGCGGTAAAATCCGTTTACACGGCTCTACTATCATGGAGAATGACAACATCCTAGACGAAACTCGTCCATTACAACCGAATGCACCTTTAGTTCCTCAATCAGTAGTAGCAGCAGTTAAAACTGATGTTGCTGGTAAATTCACAGACTACGTAGGAGCTCATGACTATAAAGTTGTTGTACACTCTGACGAAGCTGAATCTATGGCATCTGAAGCAGTTACAGCTACAGTAGCTAATGCTACAGACGGCGTTGAGTTAACAATTACATTACAACCAATGTACCAAGCTCAACCACAATTCGTTTCTATCTACCGTAAAGGTAAAACAACTGGTCACTTCTACTTAATCGCTCGTGTACCAATGTCTAAAGCGACTGGTAACACAATCGTATTCGTAGATAAAAACGAAGTAATCCCTGA